CATATCTTTAGCTGTTTTGGCAAATCCTGTAAGTTTATCATCACTAATTCTTTCAGGGTCAATACCGGTTATAGACTGGATATAAGTTCTATCATCTATCTGTCCGGTATCATGCAACCTTTGTGTTTCTTTGAACTTTTCTTGTGAAGCGGTTAACATTTTTTTAGGAGCATCTTTTAATCGTTCTTCTTCTGCTTTCCATTTTTTAAGGAGAACTTCCCCTTTTGCTATTGCTCTAGGAGATTTCCATGTTTTGATAATTTCTTCCATGGCTGCATAATCTTTTAAATCAACGTCAGCATACATCTCTTCCATAGTTTTGTAATCAGCAAGATTCCCTTTAAATTCTTCGTCCGTCATGTCCATATTAGTTTTATATAGGTCTTTATATTTACTTAATTGTTCCTCTCCGGCTGCCATATAAAACAAATATCCATTACTATATTCTTCTGCACTTATACCTGTACCGCTGTGATAATCTCTATCATATCTTGCTCCTAAATCAAGTGCAAATGCCTTTGCTTATCTCCTTCTCAAATACTGAATAAACTTTCCTAAATCCGTATTTTTCAGTTGCTCTTTGAACAACCTTATCCTTCCTACTTGACGTGAATACGATTTTCTTAACACCCTTTTTTATCGCTAATTCATTTGCATAATCTATAAATCTTTTAGCTAGTTCCGGGAAATGTGAATCTCTCCATTGAAATAAAACAAATAATACAGGTACATTGGTAATATCAGTGGCTTCTCTCATGACTACTCCACCCCTAGGAATGTCGTCTCCACCATAATAAATATGAGAAGTGACTTCTGTATTATACGCCATATTATAAAACAAGGTATCTGTGCTTATCATAGCATTAGGTACTTTCTGTAATTCTTCGCACATCTTAAAATAACTTTCGTTGTCTGTTACTTCTTTAATCATTAAAATAACCCACTTATAGCACCTAGAATAGTCCCAAACATATTTGCACTTCTGTCTGCATCTGCTTGTACTTTGGCAGCTTCTATTTCCATGTCTGCTATTTCCACGTCCCATACATGTTGTTGCGTTGCAAATTGTGCTTCTATTTCTGCTTGTGCATTCATATTATTAACTGCATAAGCTTGTTGTAATTTTGTTACATATACTTGTACGCTTGCTTGCATTGCCATAATTTTGGCATCTGCTCTCTTAGACCATGTTGCTAATTTTGGTGCATATGCTAATTGAGATTGCTCACTTAGATATCCTAGGAATTGTGCAGATAATCCTAATGCATTTTCAAAACTTGCCATCTTCATAAATGCAGATTTTATCTTAACTTCTGTTACAGAGGCAGCTAATGCTTTAGTAGCATTTGCATGAACTTTCATTTCTTCGCTAAGATAGAGTCCAGAATTTGTAATTCCTCTTTGTTCCATAGTTTGTTTTAGTCTACGTATTTTTTCGTTTCTATCCGCTTTTATTAAATCCCATGTTTGCTGCTTCATTAATTGTTGTGTGGCTTCGTCTATTCCAATGCCTTGTTGGGCTACGATATCCTCTATTGCTCCGCTATGGATTCTAGCCCAATCTTGTTGCTCTTGTGATTGGACATAAGCAGGTGCTTCTGGTATGTTAACTGGTTGAATAGCATTGGGGTCATATTCTGGTATCGGAACATTTTTTGGTCTTTCAAACCATTCATCATCCGGTGCAACCGGTATCTCTTCTTCTATAACATCTTCCGTTATAGTAGATGCAGTATCATCATCATTATCATCTGGTTTTACACTTGGTTGTGTTATAGTAGCCCCACCAGTTGCTGGTGCCCCTACGCCTGTGCCACCATCTGTATCGGTTAACAATTCATCATTATCATATTGACTAATCGTATTTGATGGTGGTTTCATTGTACCAGAAACTGGGTCATATACTAAATCTGTCATTTACCTACTCCTTCTTTTTATTCCCCTCATCTTTCACTTCTTTAATTTCATTTAGAATAAGTTCTTTCAAGGCTATTATAGCAAATTGTGAGAGACGATTCCCTAATTCTTCTTTCACAAATTGGTCTAATATTTGTGTTATTTTTTCTATTTTCTTATCCACTTATTACTCCTTTGGATTCTTTTCAATTAATTTCTCCACTTTTTCATTAAACTTCTCAAAACCTTCATCTTCTATCTCTAAATGGTCTAATATCTTTTTTAGGGTTTTTCTCATTATTTTTAATTCGGAAGAAATATTATATAAATGTCCTACTTTTTTCCCCAAAATATTTCTTCTATCTGTATCCGCAAAATATTTATATTTAGTATAATCGAAACTTACAATTTCCCCATTTATAATTTCCCAAAGAGGAAAAGAGTTCCATGTATTGCTTTCTCTTGTTTTGCAAATATTATCTTTTTTATTTTTTAATATATTATGGTCTTGTTCTATCGTAACTTCCATATCACAAGTAGCAAATTTCTTATCTTGTGCTTCCATAATAATGATATGGTTACCATCATCAAGGGTCATTTCTTTCGTGTATAAATATATTTTCATTTACCATCCATTCCCATCTAAGGCATATTCCCAACCGCTTCCATTGTAAAATTGCATTTTGTATGGAGAGATACTTTTAAAAGCATAGTCCCCAGTATGTGCTGTCGGTGCAGTAGCTCCCAAAGAAGGCATTTGTAATGTTCCTGTAGTATAAAATGTAGAACTGTAAGAATTTCCCGGAAGCATAATAATATCATTACTTGCTTTTAATCCTAATTGTGCACCTGATACTATATTGGCTCTTGCACTACTTTGCATCCAAATTTCCATAGAAGCATATCCACTCCTTGAAAATATTAATTCGTTAGAACTTGCATCATAAAATTTTATTCCACTTGCAAAATTTATATATCCTTGACTTGTGCTCCCAACATTAAAGACTGTTCCTGTAATAGTTACTCCGGAAATACTACCTGCTGTAATCGTACCTAAATTAGCAGAAATAGCAGATAAACTAGTTGTATATATTTGCGTTGCAGTAACAGTATTTGTATATATTTTCCCACCGTCAATCATTGTCACATCACTTGCGTGTTTCCATGCTTCAATATTTGTTTTTGTAACGCTATCTGCAAACATTCTTGCAGTAATACCAGCATCTAGTCCTGCTACAATTATCTTGCCTGCATCAATTGATGTTAGTGCTACCTTTGCATAACTTGTTCCATTAGCTATATCATCCAAATCTCCAATAGTACTAGCTAATGTTATATGTCCAGAACTTATGTCTGTAATAGCTATCTTCCCATAAGTTACTCCATCTGAGATATCATCCATTCCGCCTTCACAAGCACTTAATAAGATATGTCCGCTACTTATATCTGTCAATAAAACTTTTCCATAACTTGTACCATTATCTATATTGTCTAGACTGCCTATTGCTGCGGACAATAATACTGCACTATCTTGTAGTGATGTACTGAAAATTTTTCCGTATGTTGCACCTGCATCTATATCGTCCATCGAACCAGAACAAGCACTCAATAAAATATGTCCAGCACTTATATCCGTTAAAAGGACTCTACCGTAAGAGACTCCATTTGCTATATTATCTAGGCTCCCTGTACATTCTGCTAGAACTATCCTTCCTGCTGTTATATTCGTTAATAATACTTTTCCGTAAGTTCCATTAGATATGTCATCTAAGTTCCCAGCAGCTTCGGAAAGAAGCAAAAGACCATTCTCAAGCGAATTAGTATAAATCTTTCCATATGTATCTCCATCATCTATATCGTCTAAATCTATATCTAGTTTAGTTATATTTATTTCTGTACTGCCGATATGCCTACCTTCTATGGCATTATCTGATATATTAATTGCAGAAATATCATTAATAACAATATCTTCTAAGTCCTGTATCTTTATTCTGAGAGCAGTAATGTACTCAATTAGTTCTTCATGCTCTTTTTTTGTTACTTGGAATTCTGTCATTATTGTCCCCACTTTGCTGGTTCTAACGCAAATACTATTGCATATCCTTGAATTTCGCAGTCGAATTTATCTGATATATATGGACGATAACCTAGAGAACGTGCCCTTAACCCACTACTACCAAATCCTATGTCATACCATTTTGTTGTATTAATATCAAGAGTCTTACTCACATAGTGTTCATCATTGTCGTCTAATGTGTAATACATTCTCATTGCTGTTGTTGCTGCCGATGTAGTCTTAACCTTTATATATATATTAAACCACTTTTTATATCTATCCGGCATACCTAAATCTATACCTTGAACATCATCATACATGGTAATAGCAGCACCATCGTCATCTAACCCATCAAATACACTATATACCCTACCAATGGTATTACTACCACCTTTAAGGGAGTAAGCGTCTCCACCTTTATCCCATACTGAATAACAAGAAAAACCTAAGTTGTATACACCAGAGGTTTTAGAATCAAAATCATAATATACTGTTTCATTAGGAACTGTACTAGCTCCCTTTGCATATGTTAAAAAGAACATATTGTCAAAATAAAGTCCAATTGATAGATGTTTATATGTTGCATTAACATTGTTCAATACATATTTAGATAGTTTCCTATCTAATTCTTTACCTGATTCTCCATTGAAGTAATATATTCCATTAAGCCCTAAATACACTAATAGATTTTTACAATTTGTAAGTGAACGTGGAGCAACACATCCTTCATTTGAATAAGCATTCTTGAAATTAAAAGTATCTACACCAAATCCAGTTAATCTCTCGAGTGAATTGTTAGTAAAAGTTGGTAGTGTTGTTAGCTGTTCTTTTAAACCTGTTATCTTTTGTTTATTTCCTGTAGGAAAGTATAACTCGGCAGGAAAATACTCATCTGTAATTTTTGAAATATAAAGATTTTCGTCATCTGCTAAACATATTCTACTTCTACGTGCACATATAAGATGTGGTGTAGTAGGTGGTACTGTGTGGTCTGTATGTAATTCTGTTCCAGCTATAAGCGTAGAATCTGCTTGCGTTGAATCGTATGTTGTTGTTGTGTTATTCGCCACTGTTCCATCATAATAATATACAGAATCGTCACTCACAACAGTTCTATATATATAACGTTTCGCAATTTTAGAATCAGTCGATACCGGAATATTAATCCTGAGACCATCGTTGGGATGTGCACCTGTTGCTATACTAGCAGAAGCAGTTCCACCATTACTCTCAAATCCATCGGTATCTACATATGTTACTTTGAATTTATAATTTCCAGTTGACATGTTCCCGTCTATCTGTGAGTTTGCTGTTGGTGCTACTGGTACAGTTATCCCCACTGTTTCAACATAAGTTGCATCATATTTCCATAATCCTTTACCATTTACAGCATAGACCTTATCTCTAAAATTTATGAAATGTGTTTGTTGGTCTGCTGTAGTGGTAAAATCTGTAGCTGCTTTTGATTTTAATGCAGTTCCACCCCAAGGAGTGGTAGCTGCTATCTTATACCATTTAGTATTCCATGCTACTAGAAATTCTTTAGTAAAGTCTCGTTGGTACATTCTGTGTATACCGGTGATACCATGTCCTTCTCCTAAAGAAATAGTATTATACTTTGAAAAACCCTTTCTTTTTACTATCTTTCCATATTCATCAAAAGAACAATTATGTAATGATTCTGGTAATCTGGGAAGGTCTTTGAGCTTTATGTCACTAGGACTCATGTCATCTAGCACTCTAAGTATTTGTTTCTTTTCCATATTATCTCCTACATATTTAGGGCATTAATTACTTTTCTGCCTGTTCTTCTTCTGGCAGGAATCATTCTTTTAACCTGATTCCTTTCTCCATGTACTATTTTATTAACGAATGCAATTCCTTCTTTGAACTCATTCATTTGCTCTCTATATAAAGTAAATTCCTTTTTCTTATACCAGCATTTTGCCATAGCATAATTAACTATATATGGTCTAAAAGCAATCATTCTATAGTCACCTGATAAAGGAGCTACTCCATCATCTGTTATCATTGGTGGTGTTCTCTCTATACCATAATATACTACTGTATCACCTTCGGCAAGAGAAGGCACAAATCCTATATAATCCCCTCTACGATAGTAACCTATAGGTTGCGTTGCTGTTCTATCTCTCCAACTAGTGCCTTTCCATTCATCTATCTCTGCTAGTGATACTTCTGGAATAGTCTTGTCATTAAAAATAACTCCACCTTCATCAAAGGTAATGAAGTCAGAGCTTAAACGTAATTCTCTATCATTCTGAACATCATCAGAATCAATTGTGTATTCATATCTTTTTGTTAATGTTCTTGTAAACGAACATAGCTTTTCTGAACCTTCGTTTGCCCACCTAACAATTTCAGCATCAAGCCAAAACTTATTTTCAGCATCACTTGCTTCATCTATCAGACTTCTTACATCTGCTACAATTTCATTTATATTTGCTAGTATCGCCATTTATTCACCTTCTTTTATGTCAAGAATTCTTAATTTATCTTCTATTCGTGATATACGTTTGTCTATTTTCTTATAGTTTGCAGTTTGTGTACTAACATTAGTTTTGATAACTCCTAACGACACATCTGTCCCCTGCATAAAATCATATATCTTTTTATATTGTTCTTGGCATCTTGACCAAACTGAATCATAATTCATAATCGTTCCCCCTTATTTTAAATCTGCGTAATTATCTGGTAATTTTTTCTTTTCCACTTGACTATTGAAAGCTCTTCTTCTATCTTCTTTTGCATTATGCCCGGGCTTATATGGCGGATTCCATTTGCACTGTATATTCCCATTAGGTGTGAATTGTCTTACCATATGTCCACCACATTCGCACACAATACCTTCCTCAGATTCTTTAAACGACATTGTTTCTTCTTTAATCAAATTACACTCTTTGCACTTAAAATCGTATATCGGCATTTATTTTCCCCCTTTATCCTACTGCGTAATATACATCTCCTGCTGTCCAATCAATATGACATGCTGTTTCAAACCTCAATCCTCTTCCCGGAAAGATTACATAATCATATAATTTCTCTGCTGTAGTTCGCATACTAAATCTCTTAGTAGCGGCAGTATGAGAAGCATCTGCCTCATTATATAATGCTAGAACTGTAGCAGTAGCATTGTCTAATACCAACATTTTTATAAAACATGGTACTGTACTTACTTGAGTATCTGCACCTATCTTTATTAAATCCATTTTTTGCTCCTTGTATATTTGATTTAGGGTGGGTTCAAACCCACCCTAAAACCTATTTATGCAGTAAATTCCCATTTACTACTTACTACTCTTTTGCCATTTGGTAATACTACTACAAAATAAAAATCATGAGCACCAGTTGTATATCCAAGTGATAAATCTATATCACCATCGGTTTCACTTGTTAACATATATGTATGCTCAGCTACTACTATTTGACAGTCTCCATCTGTACCATTAGCCATATCAGTAGTTGGTGAAGTACCACTAGGTTCTAATCCTGCTGCATCATCTGATAAGTAACCCCAAACAGTCCCTGCTACTGCTAAATCATCACCATTATAATCTTTTAATTGAATAGCGGCAGTGACAGTAGCTGTATTAGCACTACCAACAGTGATTGTAGCATCACATGCTAAACCAGCAAAGTCAGCTTTGATAGCAGTAATTTCTGTTTGAAGTTCTACTAACAAATCATACAGTCCAAATGGTTGTCCAGTTTCTATTAAAATTGGAACGGTTTCCATATTTTCTCCTTTCTAAACTCTAAGGGGGAATTTCACCCCCTATTTTTTTTAAGCGTTAAATGCTATTACACTACTTGTTTGTATGTGTCCATCAGGGAATATGACGTTAAGATAGGTATCAGTAGCTCCATCTCCATCCATTGTAACTCCAACTGTGCCATCATCTTCTGATATCATAGTCATAGTATATAAGGTTAAGTCTTCGATTACAATACCATTTGTGGCAGTAACACTTGCTGCTCCTACAGCCTCTACAGTATCTCCATCTGCATCTGTTGAGTAATAAGCTCTAACAGCAGACTTAGTCACCATGTTATTTCCAGCATAATCTAATAATTGGATTTGTACTGCCATTGTTGCACCAGCAGCGGCTATTGTAAAAGTACAGCTATCTGGTTCTCTTATATCGTATCCAGTAATATGTTTTGACATTATTTTTCTCCTTTATAAATTTAGGGGGAAATTAATCCCCCATTATTTTTAACTAATTGCAGTTGCACCAGAAAGTATTTGAACTCCCCATACACTATTAAGTACTTTAACAGCCATGTGAGCTTTCCATCCAGCAGTGCTGAACATTTCTAGTGGGTCGCCAGTTTGTTTCTTGTTGTGGAATATTAATTGGTCTTGTACGCCTTGAATTCTTACACCACCGTAACATTCTTGTCCGAAAATAGGTGTGTGGAATACAGCACCACTTGATACATATGTTCCCATAGTTCCAGCAGTACTTCTCCAAGGAATAGTATCCATGACCCATCTGATTCCGCCCCATGAACCCACTTCTCCATTATACAGTTTCTTAGCTCCTGAATAAAGGTCAGCATTAATCCATGCACTATCATTTCTGATGTCGTATTGTGTGAATGGTGATAATACTCCTATGAAGTATCCATCTACCATTGCTAAAGCGTGATTGCTTAGTAAGACTACTATTGCTTTTGCAGCACCGGCACATGTTAGAGGGTTAGCAGCAGTTAATCCAGTTGAGTTAGCTACCTTAAATGTATCTCCACTTACAGGAGCATTATTAAGGACATAACTAGGTCTGGTTGAAGATATATCTAATTCAGTAGCAACGTGAGCACCAACATATCCACCCATTCCTTTATTTTGTCCACTAGTCATTACAACTACTCCACCTTCATATACATCTGTTATTGTTGCATCATTAATCTTTGATGTTGTTGATGTACCTGATGCATCATCTGCACCAGTTAATTGATAGGTTTCGCTATTGTCTATTCTCATTGGATATAAGTTCTTAACTAAAGCTTCCCAATACATTCTGTCTATATATTTTCCTCTATGAATCCCTAAGGTTCTAGCTTTGCTTGAAAGCTCAGGGTCAATAGAGATGAATCCTAAGAATTCTGACATTGCTAATACTTTACCATGGATACCTACTGTTGCTTCTGAGTTTTGGAATTTTAGGGTATCAGGGTCAGGTGAGATTCCTTCTGTTAGTTCAGCAATCTCTACGTCTAGAGGAATAGTTCTCCACCATTTTACGGTTGCCCCACTATATTTAGGAATATCTTTGCTTTTAACAGAGAATTGTTCTAAAATACAATAAGGTGTTTCTGCCATAAGTGCTTGTTTATCGTAGTATTCATGAACTAGCTCTGATGTATCTACTGAATCATTTCCATCTATTGCTAAAAGTCCAAATACAGGCAGTAATAATAATCTAAGTATAAATTGTTTCCATTTTGACATTGTGTTGTCTTTCTCCTTTTTAAATTTGTCCCCCTTAATGCCACTATTGTTTATCTACTTTGACGCCTCTCTTCAATAATGTTGCTTCAATATTTGCCATTGCTTGAGCAGGTGTCATTTTGTCTCTCATTGCTTTTGTAACTACCTTAGCTTTTTTAATAAGCTTGATAGGTCTTTGTCCTTCTACATATGTTGTATTGGTAACTTCTTTTGGGTTAGGCTCAGTTACTACTTTCGTTGATTGTCTTTTGTCCGCATACTTGTCAAAGTCTCTATCTCTTACTTCGTTATAAGCATGATTGAATATACCTGTCCCATATTCGTTCCACCAATCTGGATTGGCAGATATGAGAGCATTAATATCCTTCTCTACGTAAGGAACAATGCTGTCTTTGTGTAGTTTTTTTAGTCTTATAATCTCGTCTTTTCTTTCACTTATAACTAATTTCTTAGTTACTGGTTTGATTAAAACTTTAACTACTTGTGCTAGTGCCTTTTCTGGTTCTTTGTTGAATAAATCGAACCATTCTTGTTTTTTCTCTGCATCCCAACTTTCAACTTCTGGCATAATCCTTTTCTCGATATCTTTCATATCGAAGGATTGGCTTAAAGCATCCTGTTCTTTAAAGGTCTTATTTTCTTTTCTTAATGTTCCAAGCTCATCTGTATGTGATTTCAGTAACTTTTCGAGGTTCATATACATTTCTGTTAATTCTTCTGATGTCTTTCCTATAAAACGTGGGTCGCCTTGTACTTCTTCTTCTTCTTCTTCTGGTTCTTCTGTTGGTATATCATTTTTATCTATTTCAAGTGGGTCAACGTGATTAGGATTCTTTGCTGGTTTATTATCCTCTTTTACTTTTTTATTTCTGCGGGCTATCTCTGCTTCTAGTTCCTCTAACGAAAGCTTCGTATTCCCATCAGTCCCTTGTGACATTTGTCCCTCATCTTCAATGGGGATGTCAAGATTAGGATTCTCTTTTGGCATTTACTCTCTCCTATTATATTTATTTATTATTTCTTGCCCTGTTAAGGCTTCTCGGAATGATACTCCGATTTTTTCGAATAACTGTCTAATAGTAATAACTACAGCTTGATTAAAGAATATGTCTCTTTCACTTCTTGATAATAACAGTGCTGTTGTAGCATCTGCCATTCTTTGGTTGAGGTATTTTTCTACAAGTTTCCATCCCGGATGTCCTATCATACCATTTAATACTTCACCACATTCAACATCAATCTCTAATTTCTGTCTGTCAGTTAATTCTTTCTTTTTCATTTACATCCCCCTTTTTATCATATCTCCCATTCCCCCTTGAGAAGAACCCGGTTCAGATGAGGCAGGGGGTACTCCCGAAGGAGCGACCTCATCTGATACTGGCGTGGTACCAGCTTGGGTTCTAATTTGATTCTTCATTGCATCCATTTCTTTAGTCATTTTTCTAGCAGCTTCTTGCTTTTCTCTAAGTTCTTTTAGTCTAGGTAATAGCAAATCTATATTATCAAAATCCATTAATTCCGCTATTCTCTTAATGACTTCTTGTATGTCTCCTACGGGTTGCATTTGTGGTTTACCATCTTCACCCGGAATTTGTTTTCCAGATTCGTCAGTAGCCGGTACAACAGCAGTGGCTAAGATTTGTAAGAACTCTAATAGGTTTCTAAGTTCTACTTGCTTCTCTGAGAATACCGTTACACCACGTGGTATGAAATCTGGGTCTCCTGCTAGTGCCAAATCAGCTCTGGTGATTTGTTTCTTTTTAAACAGCTTCTGCCATCTCTCGGAACCATCTTTCCCTAATACTCTATAAGCAGATTTATCGGGAAATTTTTGTATTGCTAATTTATAGAAAATACTTAGCATAGCTTCCCATGCAGGTTCTAACTCATGTTGTACTATATGTTTGATAGGTTCTGCTGCGTTGGCTTGTTGTATTTGTGTACCACCTAATGTTTCATGCATTTTGCTATCATCTGATGTAGGTGAGATAGCAGGTACAGCTTGTGATAATTTCATGATACGTTGGTCTAACATATCTATAAGTTTAATTAGCGGACTAAGGGCTTGTGCTGCTGCTGTGGTATCTATGAAAGACAATGCTTTTCTAACATCTTCTGTCATGCTGTTCGCAACGAACATTTTACCCGGATGCGTAATCAATGTACCAGAAAGTCCGGACATTTGCTCTGGGTTTACTATACCCATTGGATTACAGATAATATTAATGGCATCAGATAGCTTATTGTGAGCATTCATTAACTCTTCTGCCATTGCTTCTATATCTTCGCCAGTTCCAATTCCAAATCTCTCAGTGAGCATTCTATCTTTACAACTTTCAAAGAATATATTTCCACAATCATATGGGTATTTCTGTACTCTAATGATTACTTCTCTATTTGCCAAAGTAATAATGGCATCTACGTATTTATCTGTATATGGATTAGCTTCCGATATTTCGTCTAAATCACCTTCTATCAGAGATTCGGGCACTTCTCCATGGTATTCTAAAATTTCTACTCTAGTATCTGCTTCTGTATCCTGAATAGGATTAAGTTCTGTTTCTATAAAAACAATAGCATCGTCTTCCGCTGGTTGTGAACCAGCAAATTCTAATTCTGCTACATTCTCATATATACCTAAATCTTCTTGTTTTCTTAAATGACTGATATATACATCTCTTGTTTGAATAATTTTCCAACTATCAAGTCCTACTACTGATGGGTCAGGAAAAAAATGAAATATATCTAGAACTTGCATATCTGCACCATCAAAGATGGTATCACCTTTAAGATTGGATTCCTTTCTCCATGGACACATAGCTGCTGTATAACCATATAATTCAAACTGTTTACAGTATTGTCCCCATACACCAAAGAATCCACCTTGTTTCTTTCCGATATTACGTAATTGGTATTTCATGACATCTTTGAGAATAGGTATCTTTTCTTCGTCTTCAATCTCTCCGGGTTCCATATCAAATGAATCCATTCGCTTGCTAAACAATATATTCATATATAAAGGAACTTTTACTCTGGCTATTTCTTTTAATGTAGATGTTGTATAATTAGCTTGCCAATCTTCCTTAACATCTGAACGTGTTCCCTTATACGAGAGATAGTGATTTCTCCAATCTGATTGATATGGTTCCATTCCTTCTCTACCATATTTAAATTTTTTAAGTACAAGTTCTTTAAGTTTTTCTCTCTTTGAGAATTCCTTAATTTCTTCTGTAGTTTCATTTTGTTGTGTTAATTTCATTATATCTAATTTTGCCATTGTACTCCTTATGCACCACTAAATTTATTAGAATGTGCTCTAGCATAATCCAAACTATTATCATATCTATCCCATGGTTTTGTTATTATACCTGATTTCTTAGCCATTGCAAAATATCTAAATGCATCTGCACCATGCGAATGTTCATTATGTAAAGGTACGCTTGTCCACATCTTAGTTTTATTATTCCATGTTTTTGTATAGTTTTCCATATGAGAAATCAAATCTTTGCAATGTTTTTCATCGAACCAACATCTGCCTAACACTGCTCTAACTGCTGCAAATCCATCTTGAATATTATGTCTTTTAAGTGGTTGTAAATGTAATCCTAATTGATGTGCTATTTGTATGGTGGATTTACCATCTGCTGCGAAAGCCCTTGCTTTTGCATCATGTGGTACATAATGATTCCCATAATAGAAATGTCTATCTCTTCGTTTGTCTGCTAAAACTTGAGCATAGAAATCTACGCCATTTCCCATATCTTCATAGAAATCTATTATGTGATATTCATTACCAGTTTGTTGATAAAATATAATAGATGTATAATCATCTACTCCTATATCCCATGCAGTATGTACAGGTAAAGCTCTATCATAAGTAACTCTCCGTATTCTACCTTCTTTTCTAGCTTCTTCCATTAACTTAGCAAAATAAGCTCCTGCTGTACCCATTGAGAAACTACAATAATATTCTTGTTGTATAAACTCTTCTTCTTTCCCTTGTTCTCTAAGTTGTTGAATTTGGTGTTCCGTTATAACAGGGTCTCCATTGGCTTTTCTAGTTTGCCTAATTGTGCGTAACATAGTAAACCAATCATCTTGTTTCTTGGCAAATTCGTATAGATAATATCCATGATTTTTCCCATTAGGTGTATATAGAAATTTAGCCCATCCACCATTCTCTAATAGAATCGGTTCAATTGTATCCCATGCACGTGGGTCTTGTAAAGCATATTCTGAAAAGCAAGCACCAATACAGTTAGTACCACGAATAGCATCAAAGTTATCTGTTCCAATTAGTTGCATGATACTGCCATTAATAAATTCAATCTTCATTTCTGTTGAATTGATTTTACGGATTAATTTAGGATGGAAATAGTTAATAAATTTACGACCTTCTCCGGTCATACCATCCCATATAACTTTCTTTGCCTGTGCAAATGTTGGGAATAAATAATAATAGATACCAACACGTTGCATTACGGCACGTGCCATATCATTGATAGCAGTTAAATCTTTTCCTGCACGTCTGTGCAGAATATAGACCTCACGTAGATAACCAAGCTCTCTGGCAGTTAACATAGGAATTTGGTAATCACGTGGGGTAAAATTATGTGGTAGTGTTATTTGCATTTATATTTGGCAGGAAGCCGAAGAATCGAACTCCGGGCGATTGGTTTGGAGCCAACCATGTTACCACTACACCAGCAACCTGCGTATATCCTTTCTATAAATCTATTTCTCTAGTTACTTCTTTAAGTTTCCATGTTCCATCTTTGTTTTTTCCACCAGCAGTTCTTTCTTCTATAATACCATTTCTAAATTGAGCAAAATCTTCTATACTTTTAGCTATGGGCTGAGGTATATGCAAATCGTTAAACCTCATACCAAAATAAGTTTTTAAATAATGGTCTTGATAGATGGTCTCGATTATCAATTTAATCGCATCTACTGTTTTCATTTTCATACTAAAATCCCCCTTTAATACCGTTCCATACTTCTCTTATTATTTTAATTGCTTCCAATCCAGACATTACACTTAATTCGCTCATTGCTCTATGGTCATCCATATATTCATCAAAATCTTTTACTATTTGTGTATTGCTGATTTTATTTTTAAATAAAGATTTTAAAACTTTGCCCTTAACTTTATTTGTCATGATATGTCTCCCCTTAGATAGTAATTCTTTTGTTAACCTTAAATTAAACTCTGCATAATGAGGTAAACTATTATATCCTTTATGTAAATATAGCAACTGTCCCTTACAATGTTGTAAAATCATATCACCATCATCACATTCTATAATTTTTTGACAATCAATATCTCTAATTGTAAATGGTTTCATATTACCCCCTATATTTTGGTAGGAATACCGGGAGTCGAACCCGGCTCTTTAGGTTGAAAACCTTCTGCACTAACCGATATGCTATACTCCCATATTTGGTAGAGGTACACAGAATCGAACTGTGGTATCATGCGTGTAAAACATGCGTTCTACCTTTGAACTACACCCCTAAAATTCTCCATATAATATTAATTTACCTAAATCTATTTCTTCTTGTGTTAACCAAGTCCTTAAATCTCCTGTGTATACAGGTATAACTTCTTCTGGCATAATTCCCCCTAAAATTTGGTGGAGCCGAAGGGAATCGAACCCTTCACAGTTTGCGTGCAAGGCAATCTCGCCCCCTTGGAACATGCGACCCCATGGTGCCAGCAGGTGGATTTGAACCACCGAACCCAACTGGCATATTCCTTGTAAACCTTTTTGGTACCTCTGTAAACCCCTACAGCCGGCATGTGTCACCCAACACCTTGACACGTTCCCTTCTTGGCGGACACAACCGGTACGACCCGGCATCTTCTTCCTTGACAGGGAAGTGCTTTACTTTAAGCTACGCATCCTTATATTTTTTTTAAATTCCCGGGTTTGTCAGATTCCCCCCAATCTAACGACTATACACCACCACTACATATTCAGTACGGTGTAGCCCCATATTTTGGTGTGGAAGGTGGGATTCGAACCCACACGTCTTGCGACAGTAGGGCTTAAACCTACTACGTCTACCAATTACATCACTCCCACATATTGGTGTGAAAGGAGAGATTCGAACTCTCAGAATCCGGTTTCTAAGACCGACACGTATACCAATTCCGTCACTCTCACATATTTGGCGGAAGCACTCCGAATACCATTATGCGATTCTTCCTAAACTTTCTAATATATTTTCTATATCTTTTACTTCTGCTATAGTATCATGCCAAACACTTTTGTGGCATCTAATAGCTAATCTCAGATTATTAATAATAATTTGACGTTCTTTTTTAGTTAGAAAAAGAATCCATTCTTGTTCTATTGGTTTTGGTTTATAGTCCTCTAATATTTTAATTGCTTTTTCTATATGAAATGGTGTTATTCTCATTTATCCCCCTTTATAATAATAATATACTTCTTTATTATCATTTGGAACACTTATCGGGAATTGAACCCGAATCTCTGAGTTCGTAGCTCAGTATTCTGTCCGTTAAACTATAAGCATTGGTACGTCCGGAAGGATTCGAACCTTCGACCAAAAGATTAAAGGTCTTCTACTCTGACCAGACTGAGTTACGGACGTATGGTGCATCCGCTAGGAATTGAACCTAGATATCACGACTTATGAGGTCGCTGCTTTACCGGTTAGCTACGCATGCAAATTGGCACGCCTAGTAGGAGTCGAACCCACGTGGG